GTAAAAAGTCGGCATTGTTTATATAATGTTTTTGTTTAGTCGCCATGTTTACCACATAATGTTATTGACATTCGCTTGACAAGAGTGTAAAGTCGAGTATGTCCTTGGTTGAAAGTATTAATGTATTGTATCATTACCTTGGTTTAAAGTATTTAATTCATCCACAATCTCTTGTATTTCTTCATCACTCATTTCGTTAACTGAAGCTTTTGCTTTCAACAAACGTTTAATCTTTTCCACAGTATGGAGATAATACTCAGAGAATTCTTCATCAGGTTCTAAAATACAAAGAACATCTTGTGTTTTTAATTGTATTTGATTTTTCTTTAACAGTTGAACAGGTAACCAATGACGCATGACCAAACCAGAATGATTTCCACGATAATCAACTTCAAATGACATAGGTTCGTCAATGTCGTAATATTGAACACCATTAGCTGTTACTGTGCCAATAATATCTTCACCATTCTGTAACTTAATTATTTTTATGTTATCCATTTTTAAGTCCTATTTTATAGATTTTGAATGGGAACTTCTCCTCATTATATATTCTAGTTCTTTCCACGAAATGTTTTAATGTATAGTTCATATGTTTTTTATATCGCAAGTCATCTGAGATGTCGTACAATGTGGCTATTTCTTTGCCATCACTTTGTCGTAAACTTCGTCCAATACTTTGCAAAGTTCGAATGCTCGATTTTGTTGGCATCGCAAATATAATGTTATGCAAATTCCTAATATTAATACCAGTGCTAAAAGTCCCAAAAGAAGCCACAATAATAGCATCGTTTTCTATCTCCATAATTTTTCTAATTTCTTCACGGTCAGTAGTTTCTGTGCCGCCATAAACAAAGAATATTTTTCTATTGCCAATATTCTTGGTGTTCTTTATCATATCATACAGGACACGACCATGTTTGTCAACCATTTGAAAGAGTATAAGAGTATTTTTACCTAAGCTAACTGCAAGATTCTTAATGAATTTATTTCTTGTTTCATGTGTAATAAGATACTCAATTTCTTCTTGGTATGTTTTATCTTTTAACTTTAAACATTCTTCATCGGTATGTTTTAAAACTAAACATTTAATTTCAAAATTTGAAAGTTGCTGTTTATCAATAAGTTCTTTTGTTGAGATTACTTTTTCTACAGAACCAAATAAACCTTCTAACACCAGTTTGTGTGTTTTGGTTCCATCTAAAGTACCTGTAAGACCAATACGGTATTTGGCATTGATACAAGATGTAAGAATAGTAGTAAGAGATTGTGCTTTGAATAGGTGTGCTTCGTCACCTATAATATAATCAAATTGTTCAAAGTATTCTTTTGGCATTTTATATAATGATTGCCAAGTAGAAATGATTAAATCTTTATCAGATTCTTTTTCTTTGCCTTGATAGATACGGTGAATATTGGTCATTTCACCATCATTATAATCACCAAAGTCGGAATATAATTGTTCGACCAATGATGTGGTAGGAACAATTACAAGACCTTTAAGGTTTTGATATTTGTATAACTGTTGGAAGATTAGATAGATGATAAGAGATTTGCCAGATGCCGTTGGAGAAACTAACAACGCTCGGCGTTTCTGCATGGCATGAACAAAGGCATCTAATTGATGTTCTCGTACTTCAATAGGATCGCCACGAGAATGTATGTTTAATTCTTTGGCAAACTTTTTGGCATGATATAGAGAAAACTCATCTTCAAAATCCAAATTGTTTTGAATTTCGTAATTGTAGTTTCTTTCTTTACAGAATTCTTCAATGTAATTTAATAAACCACCATAAATGGTATTATTGCGTAAATCAAACAGGCGTATCTTGCCGTCCCATATACGATTACGATATGCTGGAACAAACTGATAACCTGGAACAAAAAATGTAAAAAATTCAGATAACTCTTTTGCTACGTGTTTTTCACAAGTTATTTTTGCATAGACTTCATTGACTTTAGAAATGGTTATATCATTCATACATTACTGTATTGGTAGTTCCCAATGCCCATTTAGGATCAGTTTCAACTGACCATCGTTTTTTTGCCACCTTAAAGTCTGGCATTTTTAATTCTTTAGGATTACTACTTGGTTCTAATATAATTAACCGATTATTTGGCTGAGCAGCAAACTGCCCGTTATCACACATAATAAAATTATAAGACTTATGGTCCTCGACATCTTCAGAAAAGCCAGTATCAAGAACATTAAAATCAGGATGGGCACTATCGACTGTAAAAAGATATACACCATACATCCAATCTCCGTTTTTTAACTTAAACTTACATTTCATAGATTGCAACTGTGCTTTCTTTATTACAGCAATATCATATGACAAACAATCCCATAACTGTAAACTATCTAATGATTGAGGAGTACCTTCAATTGGTTTCCAACAAAATGCGTGTAATGGTAACTTATCGTATAATGCACCATACTCATTGAGATAAGCTTCAATACGAAATGCTTGACCTCGTAATGATTTAATACTTATCCACCAACAAGGCACCAATTCACCATGGCCTTTTTCAAAGTCATAGAGAAATTCTTTACGAACAAAACATTTAACCGGCGGCAAGTTTGCAACAATATGTGCCATTATTGACCGCCTATAAATTTTTCCCAAGAGATAAAATCTCTCAACTGCCATGTTCTTTGTTTTAGTTCATTCATAATAGATTCAATGACCGATACACATTCTTCATGGTATACTTTCTTCTCCAACATTTTAATTAAATCAGAATCGCCTTCCAAATAGGCACTAATGTCCGATTTTAATACGAATGAAAAGGGTTGCCATCCATGTTCTTCTAAATCTTCTTGGCTCATTCTGCCAGAGTAATACTCAATCTTTACCTTACGCATACGTAGGTAATCAAAGTGTGCCTTCTTTGAGGCAATCTTATGTTTGGTGAGAATGGAAAGATATTTGTTGTGTAATACCGGAATACGTAGAAGTTCTTTGCCAGGTTCCGTCTGGTCAATCTCTACGTCTTTTTCCCAATGTTTAAGTACTTGCTCTAATGTTTCCATAATATATTCAAAACAGTTTATAAAACTATAGTATACTACACTATTAGTTTATTGTCAAGCGCTTTTCTTCCAATATAATGAAGATTTATATGGCGCAATAAATGTCATCTCATCTGTAATACCATGTTTTGTTCGGTAATCATTTACGGCTGCCGCACAGTTTGGTAAACCATAATCATCAATGATACAATAACCACCAACAGATAATCTTGGATACAAATAGTCCAAAACATCAATGGTAGATTCATACATGTCACCATCTAGTCTAAGAATGGCAATTTTTTCAACTTCAATCGTTGGCATGGTATCTCTAAAAAAACCTTTAACAAATTTAACATTGTCACTTAATACTTCATATCTTTCAAAATTGTGTTTTACTTGTTCCAATGGTATAGCCAACTCTTGTATGCCATAATGTGGATCGCCAGCATCAGCTGGATATTTTTCTGGATTGGCAGGAGGCAATCCTTCAAATGAATCACATACCCACACTTTTCTATTGTTTTGTTCCATTACTTTAAATAATGATGCCATATAGATACAGACACCACCACGCCAGACACCAGTTTCCACAAAATCACCTTCAATATTGTTGGTAATAATTTCGTCAGAAATCCACCGAAGATTTTCTAAACGCTGGGTGCCTACCATGGTTACGGCAGTTGCTGGCCAATCACCACCACCTTCTCTACGGCCTAAATCAAAATTGCCAAGATTGAGTGCGGGATCATTGTAACTAATGCCAGTTAAATTACCAGCCAAGTCATTTAAATATATTTCAATTTCTTTCTTCATTATAAACCTTTCAAATTAAACGGAGATAAAGTTGTAGTAGTCGTATTGGAATGTTACTGTGGAATACATGATATCATCAGCAGACAATTTGGTATCAAAAACAATGTCTGCCAACATGATTGGGAACGCATTAATAAATTGAACCCGTATGGTAGGATTGTTCAAGTTATTTAATACAGTTAAAGTGGCATCTGAATATGGGCTTTCAGGTGTTTGTTTGTATTGGTTTTGTAGTGCTGCCAACCTTTTTCTTTCTTCAAAACTCTCTGGAGAGGCGATGGAACGCATCCAAGAGTATATATTCTGCCATGTTTCTAACTTCTCATCTACGGCAAAATCAACGTTTAACTGGTTATAGGTTATCTTATTACCAGGGGCAAATATGTCCAACGTTGGAGTAAACAATGGAGCCTGTCCTAGATTAACTCCAGGTAGGTTTACCGATTGGCAAAAATATTGAACTGTACCTATTCGGTCAAAAGTAAGAATATACTTTGACGCTTGTAGATAGTTTGTATTCTGAGGGATTCTATTAAGTGCTGTCATACGTTTATTTAGGTCGAAAAAAAAGAGACCACCGAAGTGGTCTCTCTAAATGTCCTTCTTGTCGAGGACTTTTTGATTACATCAAGTTCTTCACACCGAACAAGCGATAGTAAACGTTTGAACGAGCAAACAGTTTGCCATTGTCGTTTGATGGAGGAATTGTTGCGCCAGTTGCAAATGGGTTTGCTACCATGCCATAACGGGTCTTGAAACCAATCTTTGGCTGGAAGGTGTACTGGTCAACAGCACGAACCATTTGGAGAGGAACGTATGGGCAATAGAACAGACCAGCATCGTATGGGCTAGAACCCTTATAACCGATGGTGACCAATTCTTGGTTGCTTGTGTATCCACCAAAATATGGGTCGATGTAGACCTTGATACGGCCATGTAACAGACCAGCAAATGTATTGCCTGTGTCATCTACTTGCAAATCAGCTTGGAGAGCAGGTGTATACTGAAGAACACCAGCCATTGCCATAGCGGAAGCAACGTCAGAAGAAACAATCAATACGTTACCTTTTCCACGGCGTGTTTGCTTAGCAATAACGTTAGCATCACGCTCGATTTGGAAAATTAGACCTTTGAAACGCTCAACTGACCAACGGCCGTT